TCTTTAAGATCTGAAATCCTCTGTTGCTTAAGCTGCTCTAATCTTTGTGTTTCTTTATCATCTAATTCTTTTTGTTTATCTTCTCTCTTTTTTCTAAAAGCTAATACTGTTTCAGTAACTAGCTCTGTTCGCTGTACATCTAATTTTATTAATTCATCTTTCCTAGCCTGCTCTTCCTTATCATATCTCTCATTAATCTCTTTAATTTTATCATTATTAAAGCCTAAAATGTTAATAGTATTTTTTACCTCTTCCTGCCTAGCAGCAAAAATAATGCTTTGTCTATTTTTTTCAGTTTCAATGTTTTCGTCTATTAAATCTAATCTTTTTCTAGCTAACTGCTCTTCACTAGCTCCTGCTTGTTTTAATTCTGCAATTTCTCTTTTATTAGCTTCCGCTCTCTTAAAATTAATTTGACTAATTAAATTTTGTGATTTTTCATAAGCTTTCTTAGCTTCCTCTCCTGCATTGAAAAAAGCAGATCCTAATTGAGTTACCTTCTCTACTGCAAATCCTATAGCAATAACTAAAGCTCCAACACCTGTTGCAGTTAAGGCAGCAGCAAATGCTCTAGCACCAGTAGCAGCTACACCTTCAGCTACACCAATAGCAGTAAAAGATTTAGCTAAGGCATTATTAATTACTGTGTAGACTTTAGTAATACCAGTAAGTCTTCCTATAGTAGAAATTACGTCTTTAAAATCACCAGCTAAAGCAGCAAACTGCGCTCTAAGATCAGAAGGCTTTATACTACCAAATACCTTTAATGCATCAATAGCACTATTAGTTCTAGCAGCAATCTCACCTATAGGTCCCGGAATTAATCCTAACGTACCAAATAGCTCTTTACCTTTAATATTTACCCTACCTAATGCATCTTGAGTATCATTAAGCTTAGTTACTAATAGATTAAACTCTTTAGTTCCTTCAGGAGTCTTTTGTAGTTCCTGTCTAAGTATTTTAACTTGCTGGGTAAGCGTTAAAGTCTCGTCAGATGCTATCTTAACTGAATCACTTTGAACGTCTATTATTACTTGTATTTTCTTAGCCATTGATTAACTTTTTTATTCTATTGAACCAAGTGTTCTTATACTTAAATTTACCTCTAGCAAGTTCTATACTAGAAGTACTATATTTTTTTTCTTTAGGTAATTCCCTAAGGAAAAGCACTATTGTCTCTATTGGTAATTCTTTTATCATATTATCTTACTTGCGTTACTGTTAAAATTACTGATGGAATTGATGGAATGTTACCTGTTGCCGCTTCATTTAATAATATTGAATCTCCAGTAGTACTTTGCCATGCTAATTCAAAATAATCACTAGCTGCAGCTTCTACGACGTAGTTCCACGATGCTATTAATTCTTCGTTATTTGCTAGTACAATATGTCCTGCTGATGCAGTTACATTAGTTCCGTTTTTCTTTAACCAAATATATACGTCATCTGCTCCTGTGTCAGCTAGTATTTGTGCCGAGAATTGAATGTTATACGTTCCTGCATTTGCTAAGGTAATTCGTGAATTAGATGCAATTGATACGCCGTTTGATATATCAGTTGTTTCAAAATTCATTGATTGTGAAACATTTGCACTACCTGATTGAGATATGTTCGAACTAAATGCACCTACGTTGAATTGCTTATGCCCATAAACAAATAAGTCACCGCTACCGCTTTGAATTGTAAGACTACCCGTTACACCTAAACCTCTTTTCATTTGAGGAGTTGGATTATCACCTAAGTTAGGTGCAATAGTCATGTAAGGTACGTAATCAAACGCACTACCATTATCCCAATCATTAAGTGTAACACCAGACGAGTTTACTAAAATAGCATGTTCTACATCAGTATTGAAGTTAGGATCATCATAAACACCTATATACTGTCCTGCAGTCGATCCACTATTTGCATATATTTGACCTGAGGCATCTGCTGAACCTAATACCTTTACTGTATTAATGAAATTAAATCCTCTACCAAATTCTGAAAATCCACCATCGCTACCCGAGATAATTAACCTAGGTGTTGCACCTGTTGTTATATTATCACCACCGTAGATCATTGTTCTACCTATGATATTGTTTACGGTATTAGTTGAATTTATATCTCCGTTAATTGTAATACCTGATCCAGTCAAGCTTAATGAACCGCTTATTAAAACGTTTTGATTCAAGATTCCCACAGAAGAAGCTGTTAGAGCATTAGAACTAGATATTGCATAAGAACTACTTAAAGCATAAGAAGCACTTACTACCGAACCTCCATAATATGAAGCTGTTTCTGCAAAAGAAGAGCTAACTGCTACTGATGCTGTAGTATTTACTATACCACTCATTGTCCAACTTCCACTATAACGAGCTCTAATTTGACCGTTGCCGTCAGATAAAATAATGTTATTTTGCATTACAGTTTCTCCTGCTGCAGCACCTATAATTACATTATTACTACCGGTTTGAATATTACCACCTGCATTATATCCTATCGCAATATTATCCCTACCAGAAACTAAGTTAATAAGACTACTATCCCCAATTCCTATATTCAAAATTCCAGTAGTGTTAGAATATAACGATGTATTACCTATAGCAATGTTTAGTTGCCCTGTAGTGTTTGACAAAAGCGCTTGACGACCTACAGCAAAGTTATTACCTCCAGTAGTATTATTAATTAAAGAACCGCTACCTATAGTAATGTTGCCTGATCGATTACCCCCTCCTCTACCTACAGTTATTGAATTAAATGTAGCATCTTGAGTAGTTGTTAAGCTTCCTGTTACTTGTAAACTTCCACTTATAATAGCTGATCCGGTAAAAGGAAAAGGACTAGATACATTTAAGGCATAGCTAGCTGTTGTTGCAAAAGATGAACTAATTGCTACTGATGCTGTACCTAATAATGAACCTGTAATGCCACTCGTTACACCAAGACTACCAGTTACTAATACTGGTCCTGTTTTAACATCTACTGTACCGTATAATGTTTGAACGTCATCTGCAGCATCACCAAATTGGTTACTACCGCTTGAATATATTACTGAAGCTGTTTCGTATACTACTGTTAAATTTATTACACTTGCTGAAGTAATTAATGCATTTGATGCAGTTACGTTACCGAATATGTTGTTACCTGTAAAGGTATTGTTTGCTACTAGCTGTGCAAATTGACTTGAGCTTAATGAGTTAAATAAAGCTGCATTCTCTGCTTGAGAAGAACTAACTGCATATGAAGCGCTTAAAGCATAAGAAGCACTTACTGTTGAAGTACCTGACCCAGTTGCTACTGTTAAACTAAAAGTAGTTCCATCTCCCTCTGTAAAGGTAATTACGTTATTGGATACTGATGCTGTAAATAAATTTGTTAATGCTAATGAAGATGTTACTGCTATTGAAGCTGATACTGCATTTAAAACATAGCTAGCAGTTTGAGCTGTTACTACGAAAGATGCTGTATCGGCATTAGCTGCACTTGTTGCTCTAGATGCACTCAAGACACTCATACTACTCGTTTGAGCGGATGTAATATATGATGCAGTAGCTGCTTGTAAGTTATTTACTTGCGTTTGTATTGAACCAGTAAAGCCATTTATAGAGGCAGTATAGGCATTAAACGAAGATGTATTTACAAAGCTACCTGTATCTATTGACGTACCTGCATTTAAAGCATAGCTTGCTGTTAAGGCAAAAGAACTACTTAAAGCATATGATGCACTTACTACTGATCCTAAAAGAACAGAAGCTGTTAATGCATAAGATGCTGAAGTTGCCGTTTGAGCAGAAGCTACAGATAAAGAGCTAGTCTGACTAACTGTTATTGAACTTGATATGAAGTCGTTATTAAACGAATTCGCTGATGCACCTGTAATTGATCCTACACCATTTGTTGTATAGGTAGCATTGTTAGATGCCTGTAATTGTGCTGGTGTTAATATTGCCATTTTATTTTATATTTTCATTTTTTATTTTGTTAGGTACAACTAAGAAGTCTATAAAAGTCATCGTTCCAATCGCAGTTAAAGTCTCCGTCTTCTGGTATCGGAGGTGCTGGAGTAAAGTTTACTATACTACTTACTGCATCTGCAATTACTGGACCTAATAGCTGTATAGAACATTGCCCTGTAGTTAAATTATAATCGTTTATAGCTCTCAAATGATAGTAGTTAGATCTAAACTGAACTAAGTCATTTAATTCCATATCAAAGTAATCCGCTAAAGGTATAACAGCTGCTGCATTAACCAATCTAGTTCTTGGATTATAAAGCAACTGTAAATAAGTCTCCCAGTAAGTAGTAATTAAGTTACCGGTAGGTGTCGTACCTAGACTTGGAGTTTCATTATTGTATAGTAAACTATAACTTCCCGAAGTTGGAAGTGAAGATCCAGCTACTACAGAGTAGTTATCAAAATAAGGATATTCATAATACTCATCTGAGAATACAGAACCACCGCTTAGATAGTCAATCCAATATGGAGTTGCAGGAAGCAATCCATTATAGAACATTATCCTAGGCATTACCCTTGCTGGTTCATTTGTCGTACCTGCAATGTAGTAAGGAATAAACATCGGGAATTGACTTCCTGAACTTGTAACAGGAGCTGGATTACAATCTCCTAGGCTAGTAACTACTACATAACCAGTATTAGTATAACTATACTCTCCTGTTCTAATACATAATGTAGCAAACCTATTATTACGACTTATAGTTGCTGTTTGACCTGTATTCCCTGCACAATCTGTATAAGTTATTGTACTACTTCCTATAACATCAGTAAAATAAAATTGATAAGTCGTACAACTAGTTTGAGCATATGATCCTGTAAATACAGCACCAGGAACTAATCCTAAAGGACCTGATGCAAGAGTACTTTTAATTGCAAATTCTCCCTGTGAAAAATAAGATCCGGTATCAATTAAGATAGCCTGACCGAAAGTTCTGTTATAAGTTCTTTGCCATAAAGTAGAAATGTAATCTGTATCTTGAGTATCAGTAAAGTTTAATTTATTTACAGCCAAACTACTTGCCGGAATAAATTCAACCTTTTCGTCAAGATTAATATACTTGTTAAAGTTTTTATACTGTCCTTGCTTATACCAAGTATTAAAAGTTTCTATTTTAAATTGATTGGGTACTTGATTATCTTCATACATTATCAAGTTAAACTTCTTCTGGATACCTCTTATGAAATCTATAATTTTAATTCCACTTGTACCAAAAGGCATATTGAAAGGAACGTCTAAGATTTCATTATCAGCACCCTGGTTTAATGATCTTATCTGAAGACTACTTCCTACTCTAGCTGTTGTAGGATTTAGCTGAACACTAAAATTATTAACTCCTTGGGGTATTTGTTCTATAAAAATACTAATAGGAGTATCTGCTGGTAACGTAGGTATTCTAAAATCTAACGGAAGCTCAAAAGTTTCAGTTACTGTAGTAGCTCTTGAAGCTTGTACTGTTCCTAAATAGGTGTTTATATTAGCTAATGTTTGAGTATTACTATACCCACTACCAGTATAATGTAAATAAAAAGCAGGCATACCAGATCCAGCACCGCCTGTGTTAGTTACTTTAAATACTAAATTTAATCTAGCATCAAGCTTACTATTCTTTGGTATAGTTATTTGAAGTGGACTACCTAAGGTAAGTACATTAGTATAATCATACTCTTTTGAATTCGCTGGAAATCCTACTCTAGATCCTGAAGGTAAACTAATATTTCCAAACGATCCGGTTACTACAGTAGCCCTAGCTACTGCTAAATTTTCTAATTGAATATTAGGATATACTGGATACTTTAAATTATTATTTAGTATCATGTACATATCATCAAATATAGGCTCTTCGAAGAAAGAGCTAGTATATGTAAACCCTAGCTTACTAAAACAAGCATCCCATACCGTTTTAACTTTTATAGCAGGCTTAAACTGCTGTACACTTAGCGAACCTTCATTATCATCTATACCTAAAAAGTCTTGATTAAGAGAATAATAAATTCCCGTACCGCTATCTGTTAGAGCATATCGAATGTCACCTCCAAATAAATTACCTTGCCAGCTTGCTGATATATTAGCAAGAGAGGAGGTATGATTATATACATTTAAATTATCTAAGTCAGTAAGGAAATAAGTTTGTGCATCAGTACTAAAGTTAGATACAATACCAAATAAATTTACCTCGTATGAATCTACAAACTTGTTTTCAACTACTGATACTTTTTGTAATTGTAGGTAACCGTTTGCAAGATAAATACCGTCGAAGTCAAGATATGCTTCTACTTTCTGATTGGTAGAAAATAAATCTGGCTCTACTACTGAAATATCGTAATACTGTTCAAAGAATCTATTATTTTTTTTAGTACCTGGAAGTGTAATTGTTCTAGTAAAAGTACCTGGTACCGATCCGATATCGAATAAGTCAGTAATGTTATTAGATACCTTTATCTCTTCATCAGCAAATAGATCAAGTTGAGTCCTATCTGCAAAAGATCCTGATCCTGCTACTAATCTAAATTTATAACCCTGTGTAGTAAATACTGACATATTAAATGATTAATTTGAAAGTCTGCCCGATACTAAATGATACTGTGTATTGAATTAGCTTATCGTTTACTCCTGTCTTAAATCTTACGCTATTGGTTGTAATAGCAAGAGGCTTTACTAAGTTACTGACCATATCATACGACCAATATATCTCATCTGATACAAGTAATTGTTTATAGATTTCATTAAAGCTTTCTTGTAACCAATCTGAATTTACTTCTAATTGTTCGTTTGTATTTACAATATACTTTTGAGTATTGTTTTGATTAACGTTATAAGTTAATGAAGTAGCATCCCAACTACCAAGTTGTGGTTGGTATGTTCTCTGATCTGTATTAAACGTCTTGTAGTTGGCCTTATAAAAATTTAAGTAATCGAATTGACCGTATCTATTTTTCCATAATATTCTTATCGGAGTATACTTGTATGCACACTCTACGTTAAGATATAAAGGTCTACCTAATGCAGTTGAACCACTGAAAGCTTGAATAGTATAATCATCTCCGTCAGTTACTGTTAAAGGAAAAGCAGATTGAGAAGGCGCATAAGGAACTCTTACAATTTGACCGGTCGAATTAGTACTACCGGTAACAGTTATATCTGCACTTGAACCGCCTATCTTTGTATAAGTTATCTTAGTAGGTATAGTAGCACCTGATTGTCCTACATATACTCCAAGGAATCCTGTATCGCTAGGAGTAACTGAAGAGGTAACTGGTCCATCGGTCATTAACGGCCAATGAACAGATTTGCTGGGTACGTTCTGATTAATCGGTTCTGGGAATAAGGCATAGCCGTCTAATGCTTTATAGTATTGAGATACTAAACCTGGCTCTACGCTTCCTGAAACTCTTACTGAAGCACTTAAATAATTGTAATTAAAGCCTGCTTTATAATAAAGAACGCTTGAGGAATACTCGTAAGAAAGTTGATCTAATGCTGAGTTAAGGACTCTAGATACATCAAAGATTCCCACACCTGAGGTATTAGGAAACTTAGTTAAGAAGTAATTATACGAACCAGAAGCTGATTCGGAACCAGTCCAATAAGCCAGTTGACAGGTATATTGGAATTCGCTACCAGAGAAAAGCCCTGTATTTTCGAATACTGAAAACGCAATTGGTGATTGCGCCAGAGACATGGTAGGAGGTAATTGATTAAAGACTAATGCCATTGTTGTTTATTTACTCTATTATAACAACATTATAGGATATCATATTTCAATGCTATTTTCTATATCAGCTACAACACCGTCTTCGAGTTTTGAGTATAGTTGAGTTATACTATCTTCAATTGCATCTGTAAAAAAAGGAAAAGGTCTAATACCTTTTTTAGCTATTGCTCTAGAAAGTAAGAAGGTTCTACTATCGTTTGAGATATATCTTCCTTTCTTATCTCTAAATTGAGGAATACCTTTTACCTTAGCCCATGCAGCGATTGCAGGCGGGGGTGGAAACTTACCGGGCTTTCTACCTCTCTCTACATCTTCACCATAATCTTCATAATAGAAGTCTATTTGAAGAGTAACTGGATCAACTATATAGCTAACTGAATTATAGAGAGTACCCGCAGCTCTTTTCTTACCTCTAATTAAATTTGCCTTAGCTAGAGATACGACCTGCTTGGCCCATTCCTCTGATCCCTTTGTTGTATATTGTAATTGAATTGCCATTAGCTACCGCAGCTTTCACCGCCAGTTGCTTGAAGATCTGAGATTGCAAATAAACAAGCATTAACGTCGTTAGGTACAAGAATGTTCATAGTACAACTCCATCCTGCTACTGCATTAGTATACTCATCTTTAAACGGAGTACAAATACTATCTGTATCTATCATAAAGTTATCTGCTTGTGCATTACGAGTAATGTAAGCAACGATATCGTTTATAGTCATTAAAGAAGTATTCCATACGTCATGTAGGTTATTTACTTCTTTATAGTCGTATAGTAATTCGTTAAACTTTCCAGATGAAAGCTGAGTTACATTTACTACTCTATCCATTACAATTAAGTCTATGTTATAGATAAAGGTTTGAGGACTGATAGTAGTATTGTTAGGAACAAGGTGACATAAAGGGAATAGAGTTTGCTTACTCAAATCTACATCAGCAATATCACCAATAGTAAATGTTTCTATATTAGGATGTGCAAGTGCAATACTATTAAAGAATTGAGTGAGTTGATAAAACGTTACGTTTGGCATAATTAAAATCTTTTATCTTTTCCTTTCTTAGGAACTTTGTTTTGCTTACTAGTCTTATTGTCAGTAGCATTTGTAGAGATATACTTCTCTAATTTTACTACATTGCTCTGTTTAGGAGCATATCCTAAATACGATTTCTTCATATTATATTACCCAGCCTTGTGTATATTGTTGACCCATATCCGGGAAGACGTTATCTGACTTACCGGTAGTGGCATTATACTGAGGATATACGTTACTGTTTGCAATTAAATGCGTAACCAATCTTTCGGCATAAAACTGAGCTGTTTGTAATTCTTTTTGTAATAAAAAGTCTACATCTCTTTTATCTGGACTAGTAGATTGATCTGGATTAGTATTCTTAAAGATACCGGCATTTGCAATTGTATATGCAAGGAAAGGTAAAGCTTCTACTACTGCATAGTGTACGAGAGTATCTTTAATGTATATCTCAAGTAAATCTGTATAGGGTTCTACTACTGTGCTTGCTGCAATATTATCCTGTAGATAAAAGTATAGGCTTGAACCTAGCATTATCCAAATGTATTTATCTTGTGCAGTCTTTATAAAAGGGACTAGCTTTTCAGGATCGATATTACCACCTATTGGAGCCCTTTTAATGATATCGTTTCTTGATATAAAGAGTATGTTTCTTGACATCGTATATTAGTTATTTATTTCGTAATTTGCTTCTATGTTCCAGCTATTCCAATCAACGTCGTTATAGGCTGACATTTCTACCTCGTTAGCAGTATCGATACCTAGCATTGTTCTGGCTTGACCATCTGAGAAACCAAATGCACTTATTAGCATTAGTACAGCTTGAGCCTCATTAATCTTTTGTTTCTGATACTGATTTACAATACGTAGTAATTGTTGGTATTGTCTTCCTGTTAAATTCTTTAGGTTTTCATTTACACCTTCTGCCGCTAGACTGGCTCCTATATTTTCTGGACCATCTACATATCCTACTACCTCGTCTGGACTTCCTACAGTCTGACCTACACCTTCAGATACCTCAGGAGTTACTTCTTGAGTATCAGGTAAGTCTTCGTCAGGGTTTTCTATAATTGCTTTAGCATTTGCTGCTCCAGCATCTTGCATTAACTCAGCCATAAATCCAAATGGAATTAATGGAGCAAAGTATAAGTCTTTTCCCTCGTATCCGTTAAATTCTAAAATGCCTTGGAATATTTTAATTAATTCTGATTGTACTGGATTAATTACCATAGCATAAAAGATCTCGTATGCTACCTTTAATTCATCTGCGTTACTAGAGAAACCAGAAGCTGTCTTAATACCAAATAGCATTTGAGAGGTAACTCTATGGGCAAGCATAATTTTTCTAGAAGCTTCTTCTGCAAGGAAATCATATTGCTGATGTAAGTTTTCTGGTCTTAACATCTCTACTGTAGTCTTGCTTTCTGGATTCTCGTTAAATGAAAGAATAAATCTACCTGCATTTGTAGTACCTGTAAACTTAGCCTTAATGCTATTCTCAATTAAGTATTGCTCTTCTACTGGAGGTAATCCACTATTGAAGTTCAATATAGTAGAAGGCATAAAGTTGTTAAGTATATTATTGATATGTAAGTTACTTACCTCTTCCTCTACTGCAGCATATTGAATAGCTGAATAATAATCAGGGATTCCGTAGTAAAACTTACCTGGTGAGTATCTCTTAATATAAATTACTTGTACATCATTTTCCCATTCATCTTGGTTAAAGTTAGGAATATAAGTAGGTTTAATTTTAGTATCTGTCCAATCAGAAGAATAGTAGTAGCCTGGAATATTACCTTGCTCATCTACTTTAGCAGCTCTCAACGTATCTACTGGTAAGTGATAGAATCCTATGATCTGAGATCTATCTGGACTGAATACACATTGTATTGCAGCATTACCAAACATCTTATAATCAAATACAATCTTACGAATCTCATCTTCGTTAGTTAGGTTATAAAGGTATTCTTCAAGTACTGTATTGCCTTTTGCTTTAACTCCCTTACCTAAGATAAGATCTGTTGAACCATCAATACAAGCTTGATTGGTTGGAGATGTTTCGTAGCGCTTAATAAGCGTAGTAAAGAAGTCGTCTGCACCCTCAATACCCATTTCAACGTGCTTCTTTCTTCCTTTAGTCTCAGTGACTTTAGGTAGGATGTAACCGCCAGACATTTCGACTACTTTAATTTTTGATGCTGTATTTTCCATATTAATATATAATGTATTCGTTTAATATTTGCTCTCTATTACTTCCGGTATAAGATTGTAATGGTTCAGATGTTATTACTACTGGATTGTATGTATTTCCAAAAACTTCACCTCTATATAATTCAGTACAAACTGAAGAACCGGTAAGTTGATTTATTCTTAATGTATAAAATTGAGAAGAGCTTAAATAAATTGCAGTAGTAATATCTAAGAATCCATACTCATCGTAAGATGCTGTAGCCGGAGTTATGTATGTTTGCTGGTTAGTTTCTTC